TTCTTAACCTTCTTAAAAACCTTACTCATGTGAGCCCCCTCTTAATGGCATAGAGGCTGTAGAGCCTACAATATCATACCCTAGTAAAGCATATAGCCTTGTTGTCCTATCACTGTCTACAGCAGAGATAGTGGAGATGTGTGAATGTACAGCCCCTAGCCATTCCCCCCATTTGTTCTGCATCTTAATCAGCTTCTTCCCGTACAACTTCCCTCTAGCCTTCTTGCTAACGTATGTCAATATATTCTCAATAACAATTGCCTTAGCATTGAAGAATGTGCTGGAAGATGTTGCTAGTAGTGCTCCCACCATCCTTCCCTCTTCCATTTGTCCTACAACTAATTCCTCCTCTCCCTCCATCATATTAATAATAAATTGCTCTGTGTCCTTTCTGCTGAAAGGGATGTGTTTATACACAGGAGTTTCATTCCAATATTCCTCTATCAAATCCACACATTGATGTAGGATGTCAGCAGAGAATGGTGTTGTTTCTGGAAGAAGGAGCAACATGTTACATCTTCCCTAGATAACCAACTATGTTGAGGACGTGGGCAATGTCTGTTGTTCTTGTTGTACTATCCTTATTAGGATCGTTCCATATCTCCATAATCTGATTGTTCCAGAAGTTAGCTGATTCAAATTGTCTCTGTTGTAGGTCGAGGGTACGACCAGCAATAGCAGATTGTGCTGCAATAGAGGCATAACTAACACCATTAGCAGCCGAGTTTTGTTCAGCAGCCCAATTCCAATATGCCTGATCTCTCATCTCCTGCCACAACACTCCCAATGCTTGGTTAGAGAGGTTAAAGCGATTCATAGCATCTGCTTGTGTAGCAGCATTCTTGGCTGCTGTGTTAAGGGTGTTAATTTGTCTACGCCATTGTATGTTTGCCTGATCTATCTGATAGGCCATTTGAGAATTGAATTGCTCCCTCAACATCATAGACTTCTCATCTGCTTCAGCAGCCTTAACGCGCTCCTGCATAACAGTTTTGGCTAGGTCTACTGTAACCTCTGCTTCCTTACTAGCCAATGAGGCTCTTCTATCAGCATTCTGCTGATTGATTGTTTGAGCCATAGTGGCCATAAACTGATCCACTTGATTCTGACTCTGTGCATTGAATTGTCTAGCAGCATTGTCTGCTGCTTGGTTAGACAACACTATTGATTGTGCAGCCTGTAGGTTTAGTTCTGCTGCTCTCTGCTTATTGCCTAGATTGGTTAGGTCTAGCTGGAATAGTTTTGCTGCATTGTCCTTCAATAGGCTTTGTGCAAATGTGGCATTAGCCATTTCAACATTCAAAGCATTGGCTGCATTGAATAGAATGGTTTTCTCCTCATTAGCAAACTCTGTCTCCCATTTCTTCTGGAAGGCAGCAGCGTCCTGTTGCACCATTGGCATAGCACTCTGCACTATTGCTGAATAGAGAGAGTCACGTGCAATGGTGCTGTTTCTAGCCACACCTCTAGCAGCAAGCTGTGCCTCCACCTGATCTATGGCAGGCTTTGCCCAATCAGGAATTACTGCTGGATCGCCGGGTTGTCTCTGTGGAAAGTATTTCTCAAATTGCTTATATACAGTGGCCTCTTTGAATTGCTCCGTTGGGTCATATGGCTGTCCGGGATGGGCAGCTTCCCATGCTGCTTGCCTACTAGCCATAACAGTTTTTGCTGTCTCGTCATCCCCCATTGTTGCTATTGTGTTGGCAGGAAGAGGTTGGTTGGTATCTACAATTGCTCCCTTAGTTAGGTCAGTGTCCTTATATGTTGATGCTGTCATTGATTGATTAGCAGCTTGGGCAGCATTATATGTTGTTGCTTTAGGATCGTAAGAAACAGTTGTGCCTGGATATGGGGTGGTGGGTTGTGAACCAAATGCCCCAACACCAGCTATTGTGTTTAACGCATTCTGTGCAACACTATCATCTGTGGCTTTTCCTGTCAGATTGGAGATTGGCTTGTAAAACTCGCTCTGCTCAAATTGTCCTGTAGCTGGATTAACTATTCCATAGATACCAGCAAGACTTTCAACCAATGCTCCTGTAACATTACTTCCCGGGGTTGTACCCATCTTGTATTGAGATTTAGTTGGGTCGTAAAACTCTGTTGTTTCATCTGGGACATAATCTTTATATGCCCCCGCCTGTGTAGCCCCAGCAGGAATCTGTGGATTAAACACTTGCTCTGACAACATACGCCTATAGTTTTCAGGCGTAGCCGACAGCATCCCTCCCTCTAGTGCCATACCAGAAGGAAGGACATAACTATCATAATAATTATCTATATATGCTTTTGCTTCTGGATAGTAGGTGGACAACTTATCCTTACTAATACCAGCAGCTCTAGCGTAGGCACCAATGCTTCCCCATGTATCTGGGTTGGTGCCGTATGTAGCCGCATGATGTTGTATAAATTGGTCAATATCTTGCTTAGTGGCGTTAGGAAATAGAGTAGGACCGCCACCCTCTGGATTAAAAAACCTAGGGTCTAGTGGTACATTGTCTACCCATTTATTAGCCCCTCCATTATATGAATACTCCTTGTCTCCATACGTCCATTGATCTTGCCCAGGAATACCAGGAGGTGCTGCTTGTTCCTCTGTTGGTGTAGGAGTTGAGGATGCTTGCCAAGGAGGATTGTAATCAGGAGCCACCGTATACTGACTCAATAGGGCATCGGCGTTTCCTTTCGATATAATTCCATTCGGAGTACCTGTAGTAGGATCGTAACTAGTCCAACTCCCATCTTCATTCATGGAAAAATATAACTTCCCAGTCCCCATATCCATAGTATAAATATTACCAGGCCCAATACTAGGAGAGGATTCTTGGCTCCATCCAGCGTCCACCATAAACTTCTGCCCATTTGGCGAACTAAACCATTGCGACAACGACTCAGCATCCAAACCAAACCCAGAAGCATTGTTAATAATATCTTCTAACGTAAATCCGTTAGTCTTGATATATGCTGCTGCTGTTGCAGGATCGCCGGTGGCTATAGCCTCCTTCAATCCTTGCCATCTTCTCTCATTCTCTGGGGAACTACCTGGGGGAACGATAGGGGCAGGCGGGGGAGCAACTAAATTCCCCGCCTCATCCCACCCAACTATTCTCCTTACATCTGGACCCCAGGTGCTAAAGAAATCATTTATTGTTTTATCATCATAACCAATAGCTTTCAAATCTACCTTTAATTCTGCTTCATTCCCTTTACCAGACCTAATTGCTTCAGCAACACTGTCCCAATTCCCACTATCTAACGCTGTTTTAAGAGCCCTTTGTCTGTCTGTGAAGATTGGTGCTGTTGGTAGATTAGACGAATCAGTGGCAGGTTTCTGAGTTACTTTCATTGTGTTTTCTTTAAGAATTTTATCTATTCCTTTCCCTCCATAAGTAGTGTGATAGTCTTTTAATTTTTTGTAAAAAGGCTCGTTTTCTTTTTTTATTCCTGGTATTTGTGAAATGTAACTAGCAATATTATCTGCCATCTGTAAGAAAGAGATGCTGGGGTTTGTTAGTAAATCTATATCTACTTTTTTGCCGTCACTCTGCGTTAAGGTAAGGGTTGGTTGTGCAGTAAATAGCCCATCTATCAGATCAATACCAGACACTTCATAACCAACAATAGAAATTTTTTCTGGCTGTTTAGGTTTGTTCTGGGCTATGGTTTTACCACCAATACTTGTATGTGCATCCTCAAATTGCTGTACGAATGCCATAGCAGTAGCGTCGTTCATAAACGTTGGATCGAATTTATTTAATGTGTCAGAGAAAGTTCTTGCTATGTTTTGAAATGTAACATCTTCTTTACCACCAGTTAAGTCGATTGTATGTGTATTTCCATTAGCAAGGTTTATAGTTAAGATTGGTTTTTGTGTTCCATCTTTAGTCCATGAACTAAGACTCCACGTGTTTTGCTTTGTAGGTGTGCTTCCTCCTGTGCTTCCTCCTGATGGAGATGTAGAAGGAGGTGGGTTAGCAGTACCAGTGGTTGGTGTTTTGTATGGTTTTGTCCAATCACTATCTTCTTTATACAAATTCTTGTAGGTTGGTGTGGCCGTATCTGCTATCCAAGTTCGCATGCCTGCTTCTGTACCGCCTGCATTTACTCCATATTGTACTAACGTATTCACAACTTCCTCTGCTGTAGCTCCATTCTTTCTAGCTTCAAATATGGCTTGTGCTGCTTCAAAAGTAGCGTCTTCTGGGTAGCCCCTTCTGCTATAATCAATGGCTCTCTTCAATAAATTCTGAATACGCTCGTTAACAGCAGTGTTTGTTAAATCATACGCCATATTAAATCTCCTCTCCCCACTCAACAACTACTTCTGGATTAGCAGAGGTTGCTGTGCATGTAACGATTAGATAATCCCCATGCACCAGAAAGAATTGTATTGTCTCTCTGGAGGGGTTGGTTACTTCTGATCTTGTATTAGCATTAACAGGGATGGCTGTAACAAATCTACATTTAGTGGTGTCAATGTTTGTAGCCCTAACTGCTCCAGCATTTATTGTTGGGCTGTCATGCTCCACATAACTACCATTCCCTAACGCTACAAATGTAGCCCCAGTAACAGCACTACTATCTCTCGTAACGAAAACAAAAAACTCTGCCTTCTTATCACAATTAACTGTTATCCGTGCTAGCCTAATATCTCTTGTGTTTAGTTGCGAGTTGATGGTGTCGGGCTGTTTGATGGCAATAATACTCTCCGCTGTAGCCCCTGTGCCTGTTCCTGTATATGTAGTATAGGAGGAATATATAGAGGCATATTCTTCTGTGTCCTTCCCTCCCCCTTCAGATGAGAGGTCAACACACCCCACTCTCATCACAACATCCTGTGTTGTATATGTGCTCTTAAACCCAACACATAAAGCACTATCTCTAGTAGAGAGGGTGGTTAGTGTTCCTAGTAAGGAAAATGTATGTATGTGTTCTAGCGTCCCTGTTGATGGATTACCAGCAAAAAACTTAACATTCCCTACTCCTCTCCATTGAGCCTGAATATCGAAGATGTTTCCTTTGGAATAATCCAGAGTGAAAGGCATACTCACTTCCACCTCTGTCTCCACACTGTTATATCTCCTCACAACATATAATGTCCCTACACCAGCCTTTGGCTTTAGCCTGAAGAATAACCCATCTGTTGGTGTGAACAATCCCCAATCCCTAACACCATCATTATTAGGACTATCATGTATTATTGAGACAGAATAATGTATTCCTCTGTTAGGCTGATAGCGAGCGTGTCTTCTATTAACTAGCTGTGCATTAGTCCCACTACTATCTATAACAGCCATACCAGAAGAGGAATATATGCTCCCATTACTAATCCCTGTTGCTGTAGATATTTCACTTCCATTCTCATATAGGAGCCATTGTGTAGCAGGAATATCAAATGTAAATAGCCCATGCACTAGGCTATATAGCTGCGTTACTTTCTGGTTTCCCCAAGCATCAGTCTTCAAATCTCCCTTTCCTAACACTATATCGCTGCTCTCTAAAGCATCAACAAACACATCTTCCAGCCCATCTGTAGGAGAGGGCTGATGGAAATTCCTAACTTTTGTTAGCGTTGGCATATTAGAAACATCCCTCCTTCCTTATTTGGAATAGAAGCAGACAGAAACTATTGCAGCAGAAGCAGAGATGAATGAGAGGGTGGAGGTGGAGCCTACATAACGTACATAGGGGTCTGGTTCTCCCCCTGCCTTAGCGAATGTGCTGCTGGAAGGAATGGTAGCAGTGGTGTCATAATTCACCCACACTGTCCCTTGTCTAAATTGCATTACAGCCAGTTGTGCTCCAGAAGGAACAGAGAGAGAGGAAGCAACATTAGGAGTTAGGAGGGCTGTATACACATCCTCACTAGGAACTAGAGCATCCTCTAGTTCTAACACATACCCACTAACACTACTAATCTGCTTCATCTTCCCTCCTAATGACTCTTAAAATACACCACCATTCCATCGAAGATTATTTTTGATAATATAGCTAACGCTCCTACTAGCCCCCATTTAGCGGCACTAATCCTCATCTCTTTCCAAAAATCTGCTCTGTCCTGTTGCTTCTTCATCTCCAACTTAATCCAATGGTGCTCTAGCTGGTGGGTTTCTCCTATCACATCACTCAACTCCCTAATCTTATCAGCCAGCTCTATGAGAGCCACAGCATTCTTCTCTATCTTCCCTTCCTCATCATCCATGTGTTCTAATAGCCTATTGTGTAATACAGCCAAACTATCCCTTACTTCTGCTATTGCCTTTGAATTATTATTAGCAATAGTTTGATGAGCACTCTGCTCTCCAGCCACCTTCACAACAATACTAAGCAATTGCTTGTATTCTGAATGGAGGGCATTAACATCTTCTGTAGTCATAAACCCTCTCTTAAAATAACGCTACGTCAAGCCTAATGCTGTCGTTCTGCCATCCGGGCAATTCCCCTAGCCCATATACCTTCCCTGTATTCTCTATCCACACAAGCCCCTCTGAACATAAAGCCAATAGGAGGGCATGGCATTGTCCATTCCCTCCCTCACTATTGCCACAAATTGTCACATAGCCTATGGCTAGATTCCCCGGATTGGCTCTCTGTAATGCTCCCCAAAGCCTCCCTGCCCATTCATCACAATCCATCTCCTCTTCCACCCATGCTCCATACTTATACCCTGTAGCCTTAATAGCCTCTTCCAATGAGGCTATAGAACACACAGCATATTCCCTGTCACAAAACCTAGCATTATTCCCTTCCCACACTCCCTCTAATACAGCCTTCACCTCTCCCCACCCCACCTTTTTCTCTACAGGAATAATAAGGGGACGTAGTGTTTTTAGTATTGATAAGAGAGGCTGAAAAAACCATCCATTATCTGCTATACACACCACCACCTGTGCTGCCTGTTCCTCTGTGACATTGTGCTGGTCAGCATACCAACTAATCCCAGGCACTATTCCAAACACACTATTGGCTGTATTACTAACCCTCACCCATTCAGCCATCATCTCCAATCCTTCCTGTTGCAGCGCCTCAACAACTTCGTTGTTGGACACCCAGCCGTGGGAGCGGATTAGGTCGGAGAGGGTCACGTTATAGCCCTGCTGCGGTGAGGCGGGCTTCGAGCGCATCATTTTTGGTGCTGAGCTCTTGCACTGCCTTCACCAGCACTGCAAGCAGGTTGCTATCCACCAAACGAAGGCGATCCGGGTCTTCGTTGTCTACGATTACAGGATTGGTTCCTTCTTCGACAAGCACATCTTGCGCCTTGAATCCATAGCGCACTGGCCCGTCAGGTGTCGGGTCATCGCGGCTAATTTTGCGACGATAGGATGTGGGATTGAGTTTGTTGATGAACGCTAAGCCAAGCGGGATAGGTGCAAAGTCTGTTTTATCTCGCTCATCAGAAACCACCGTCCATGCTACATTGATGTAGGCGTTAGTCACTCCGGTATGCGCAATGCTTACACGGTTGTTTTCCGTCGTACAATCGAACGCTGGGGCATAGGCACCTGCTGTGGTGTATTGCGAGCCTAGCGCGGTGTTACTGCTGCCTGTGGTGTTGTTGCTAAGCGCACTCACACCGCTCGCTGTGTTGTAATTGCCTTCGGTGTTGCCGTAGAGCGCACTCAAGCCACTCGCTGTGTTGTAGCTGCCTGTGGTGTTGCTGTAAAGTGCGTTTACACCACTCGCGGCGTTATAGTAGCCTGTAGTGTTGCTAACCAAAGCACCTGTGCCGAAAGCCTCGTTTGTTGCAATACCGCCGCCGCCAGGGACATGGAGATTCCCCGAGGCGTCGAGGCGCATACGTTCTGTTATTGCATCACTTACACCAGTTGAGAAAACAAGATTGTTACTATTCAAACCCGCGTTATGGTTTGATATAGTACATCCACGATTGGCATTACCCGGGTCGCCTACTAAATACAGGGTCGATGTTATAGCATTTGACGCTTGAGTAGTTGGTACAAGTGCTAGTTGCACTGAACCTGTGGTACCTTGTATGGCGGTTTTGCCCCAAGTGCTTGGGGAAGCAGTCCCAACGCCAAGATTCCCCGTTGTCGTCACGCTCCCCGTAACCCCCAGCCCCGTGCTGGAAATATCCAACACTTTCGCCCCGGACACGGCGTAACCGTGGTTGTTGGCTCCGATACGGTAGAGGCCTGTGCCGGTTTCGCTCTCCAGGATCAGACCTGGAGCTGCGACGGTACCGGCGTCGAGGTTGGTTACGCCGGAGGCGGAGAGGGTGGTGGCATTAACTGCTGTGCCGTCGATGGTGCCTCCATCAATATCAACAGCATCTAGGTAGGCTGTCCCATCAATATACACATCCTTAAACTCGTATGTAGCACTTCCTAAATCAATGTCATTGTCTGTTACAGGGAGAATAGCACCATCTGCCACTTCAATCTGCTGTACAGCACTTCCCCCCACCTCTACATACACATCAATAGTGTTATCAACAGTGTTAGCCACCACCTTATTCTTAGCATCTGCATCACCAATCAGAGGGACATATAGCCCTTCAGCAGCAGTGCCATCATGCTTATGCCCAGAAGCAGCAGAGAAAGCAGCAACAAGAGCATCAAACTCATCATTACTATCGCTAGCCTGAATTGTGTCGCCATCAGTGTAGGTGGATTGTCTGATATAACCTGCCATATTCTATTCTCCTGATTATAGGCGTTTGCCTACAGTAAAGACGATGGTGAAGCCATTGATTGTGAATGGTGCTGTTCTAATGTTTGCGTTTGTGTAGAATTTCCAACTCACTGTATGTCCACTGCCTTCCTGTAACACTCTCTCTGGAACTAGGTTGTAGGCCCCATATTTATTGCTTCCATATGTAGCAGCTCCATAGGTTGCTTCTGTGTTATACCCACCAAAGGAAACATCCCCTGGTTGATGTACATCCCTATCTTCAAAGTCATATCTAGTAGCGACAAACACACTATCTTCTGGAATAGCCCCTTCTACATGAAGGGGCACTCGTAGGTAGTGGATGGTTTTGAACATACTACTATCTTGGAAATTCATATATGGTGTGCGGAAGACAGCCTCTATTGGTGTTCCATTGAATGTAGGCCCCACCTCCATCTCCCACACATACCCACTAAAATCACCAAAAACCACTCTCTCATTCCTATTCTCATCAATGTATGAGCAACACGCAGTACTCTCTATACCACGTGTCTCTGCCCATTCCCATCCCATCCCTGCCTCTGTTTGCTTTAGCACACCAATAATCCCATTCTGTCTTTCTCTGGGTTGTCCACTTCTAGGATAGAAAAGGCGATATTGGTTTTTATTTCTAATAACTAAACTGTTAAGGCAATTGCTTTGTACAGCAGAAAGAATGGCAGGCATTAGGTGTTGTATGTTTCCACTAATAGCAGAGATGGCTACATCCCCTATTCTCTCTGTTGCTCCTAACATCCTTATTCCATCGTGAGACAAAAACACTATGTCCCCCCCAACTTCCTGAATAGTGAAGCCACACAAACACCCTAGGTTTTTTGTTATTGGTAAGACAGAGAGTTGTGCTGGATTGTCTATATTCTCTAGGACATGGATGCTGTTCTTACAGAAGATGAATAGTCTCTCTCTAAAACTTTTCATCCCAACAATATTATCAGTGAGTTCTATTAGTCCTGCTGAAGAAAGGGTGAAGTCTCCTGGGAAAAATCTACCACTCCACTTCAATACATTAGGCTCTGCCGTTCCTACAGCAAACAACCTATCCTTATGTATCTCTAATAGGTAGGCATCCTGTGGAGCACCTGTACTACTTCCTAATGTAGAGTATGAGCCACTGGGAGAGGAAGGATCGGAAATTGTAACCTTGGCTATAGGATTGGTGCCATCAGCCATATATAGGCTTCCATAAATGTAATTACTACTGTCTCCCTCATACTTAACTGTTACATATCTCTTAGAATTATTCCTTGCTGTGGCATTAAGAAGGCTCCAATTATATCCATCTGTAGCGAAATATATCCCTGTTCCCTGTACTCTAATCAGTCCTGTGGCATACCCATACACTCCCAACACTTCTGTTGCTGCTGGGGGCACCCATGAATACAAACTACTCCCGTATACACCTCTCCCATATACTGATGGTTCTGTAACAGAAGTTTGTCCAAACGGAACATACCCATTGATTCTTCTATAACCCCCCTGTATAGAGGGCTCAAAGTTACGAAGCTCTATGGCTGCCCCAGGGAAAGCATACATTTGATGGGGATTTTTACTCCTATCCAATCCCCCTGCACATACAATAGGAAGAGCTGCTTCTTGTCCCATGTCATTTCCCCTTATACAAACCTGATTCTATCATCTGTAATATAATCAGGAGCAGCCTGCATCTCTTGCTGCCTCATTGCCCTAATCCCTTGCTTCCAATCTTCAAGGGCTAAAGCAGCCTGCTGTGGGTTTTCCTTTCTCTGCCAAGCATAATATCTTGCTCTACTAATAAGAACAGTGATGTATTGATCTGGCAGAACAAACTCATCTCCCTCATTAACTAGCGCCACTGGCCTTGTGAAGGCATAGAAATACACTCTATATTCTTTATCGGGGATTGGGGACAACCCGAGTCTTCTATTATCTGGATTGCGTAGAACATACTTAGGAACACCGTATTGAGGAGAGGAGCTAAACGCATCATCAGCCTCTCCCTCAATATGAAAATCTTTCCACTTCTCAATGGGAACATAGCAGAGATTAGCATTAGTATATGGGGTGGAAGCACCTACAACACCATTCGTTGTGAGAAACATTCTGTCCCAATCCACACTGCCATAGTCATCATTAACATTAGTGGAGGAGGCATTAAGCAAATACCATCTCTGTCCCGCAGAGGTAGAGATGTATGTATTGCCATATAAGGCTGTAGTGGAGGTGGAGGCAGAGAGCCAAGGCCATTTATATACAGGAGCGTTAATATCAAAATAGGCTCTGTTAACGAATTGCTTTACAGCATTTTGAATGTTTGTAGCATTAGCAAAATTAACTGCTGTCAGCTTCACTTCATTCAATTCACTCAACACTTCATTAACAGCAGTACGGAATGTTGTTGCCATACATCTTCCCCTTAAACAAAAAGCCCCTTGTGGGCTTTGTTACTAGAAATACAAATGGGGAATTGTGGGGCATCCTTGCCCCTAGGTTGGTTAGTCGATGTACATAATTGAAGCAGCTAGTGACTCAGGACGTAACACCTTACGGCCCCAGACATGTAGCCCACGAACAATGTCAGCGAAGGTTGTGGTTGAGCGGACAGTTTCCACCTTAGTGAGGGCTGTAGCAGAAGCAACGGCGCTCATATGGCCAGCAAGAACTAGAGATAGCTTACCAGTAGTGAAGGTAGTGGTAGAGGCTTCTGCTGGTTCAGGTAGGTTGTTACTCTTATACATCTGGAAGCCACGGAGCTTACCAGAAGCCACTAGCCCATTCCGTAGATCACCACTACCTCCATTATAATCTACAGAGATTAGCTTGGAGTTGGTTAGGATAAGCTGCTCATAAAACTCTGGACCAGCCACCACCCAACGCATATCTTCAGGGATGTTGGCTGCATCTAGGTAACGAGCTAGGCGAGCTAGTACGTTTAGAGGATCAACTTCACCAGAATCATGGCCTACATCAATGGGGTCTGGATTAGAAGCTCCACCAGTACCACCATAGAAGTGTGTGTCAGAGACAGCTGAAGCAATACCATAGGTTGTGTCAGCACTAAGAGTGGTGTAGATGTAGCTTAGGATGTCTACATCAACAGCATCCTTTAGCTTATAACCAGCACGATCAGAAGCAATGGCCTGCCAATTAACATGGCTAAACTTCTCTTCTAGGTCATCAATCTGAAACTGGAAGTAGTTTGCTTGGTCAATGGTAAGCACTAGCTCATGGTCAGTGAGGGCAGTGCTGCTTAGTGCTAGCCCTCTAGTGTATGCTGTTACACTAATATCTGGCTCTTTGATGATGTTAACAGTGTCACCAAACTGGCTAATCTCACCCGTGTAGTCAGTGTTAGTGATTGCCTCACAGACAGCAGACTTACGATAAGCTAGCTGTACCTTCTTTGAGAAGATTTCAGGAACCCAGAAAGAATTTGCCTGTGGTGACTGTGGGTTGTTCCCACCGAAGTTAGTGCTGGAAGCACCTGCAAAATGTGCCATCTCTATTCTCCTCAGTAGCTAATAATAAATTATTAGCCCTTAACCACTCTCCCTTCTTGATATGCCTTGTCTATCTCTTTAGATAGTTTGTCATATTCAGGGAGGCTAAGGGCTGCAATTTCACTTGTTGTCCAAACTCTCTTCTGTCCTCTCGGAGCAGAAGCTTTTGCCTTCACGTTGATAGAGGCTGCTGCCTCTGCATTACGATCCTTCGTAGATGGTGTTGTGTTAGTGGCGATGTTTCTATCAGCCTTATATAGCTTGATAGCCTTGATAGCGAGAGAGGCATTATCAGGATTGTTGAACACCCATCTCTGGATTTCCTCTGGCTGTTCCGTAGCCCACGCCTGAAAGTCCTCCGACTGTGTGATGGATTGCCAATCAGGAATCTTTGTATTCAGCTCAATAATAGCCTTTTCCTGTCTAGCCTCTGCTAGCTGTCTCTGCATAGCAGATAGGTTGGCTTCAATCTCTGCCTTTTTCTCTTCTGCTGATTGATGAGCAACACTGGCAATTACGTTATACAACTCTCCATGCTGTGCCTTAAACGCCTCTAGCTCTTCCATAGACTTAGGCACATGAATGGAATTGTTATTAGACATATTTGCCATCTGTTGCTTATGCTCCACCACCTTCTTGTCGTAATGTCTCTTCAAATCACTGTAACGCTTCTTCCAATCAACCTTCTTGTATTTAACGTCTTCTTTCTCTTCTAGCTCTTCTTCAGCAGGAGTGGCTAGGATAGTGTTGGTTTCTTCTACGGGCTTTTCTTCCTTTGTTTCTTGCTTAGGAGTGGGGTCATATATCCCACTGTCAGCACTCATATACCCTCTCTCCAACTCTGCTAGTTCTGCTTCCTCTTTACGAATACGATTGCGTTGATAGGGATTGGCAATTACATCACTACTCACTACACCATCAGTCATTGTGTACTTCTCCGTAGGGGCTTATACAAGGTAGCCTACTGTTGAAAAATAGAGGGGCCTAATAGTTAGGGTGTCCCTCCTCTTGTTGTTAATGCCGACGCTTAACTAAGCCCCCACATTTGAAATTCATTCCATCATTAGGAGGCATACCATCAGCCTTAGCTTCAGCATCCGCCATCATCTTCTGTAACTTATCTACACCAATTTGCTCTACAGCCTTTGCTGTAAATACAAACTCTCCATCAGAAAGGCGAGCAGGAATGTCATCAGAGGTAGGGCCTCCGGGGCCTGCAACACTTCCTTCCCAATCCAATGGCAACATCCCCATCACCTTATCTAATACAGGGTAGGTAGAGAAGGCTTCCTCAAGTTGTCCCACTTCTTCTTCAGCCAACTCTCCTCCCACATTCTCCATAATCATCTGCATACCAGATGGGGGTTCCATTCCGCCCATATCGGCTCCTTCTTCTGTTCCTTGAGTGAGGAGGCTTCCCATACCTTCAGGCATGCCCCCAGAAGCCCCTGGGAGAGGCATAGGAGGCTCCATCTCCCCTCCCCCTTGTCCCCCCATAGGGGGCATCCCAGAGCCTCCTGTAGGGGCTGGGAGAGGAGGAAGAGAAGGAGAGGCAGGAGCCACAGGCCCTCCTTCTGCGTAATGCTGCCATGACCCCCCAACAGAAGGGTGGGTGGCTCTGGTGTTATACCACTCATCGAATGAAGGAACATATCTATTGCTATTCTCTGCTCTCTGCTTCATCACTTGATACATGTTATTAGTTCCCATTGACCCACTATCATCACCACCAAAATTAGATAGTAGGGATTCCAAATAATTTATTCTATCTTCTAGAGTTTGTGATTTAGATTCCTGCTCTACCTCCCCACCTTCAGCATACTTCTTCTCTTCAGGTTCTTTCCATCCCCTACCATATGTTGTATCAAACATCTTACGAATAGCATCATTCATTCTTACATTCCCAATACCAAACATTTCTTTCCCTTTGTTAGTGTGCATCCTCTTGAACTCACCAATCTCTGCTGCCTGCCGTAGAGACTCCTGAAAATCGATGTCTCTGGCGTCATCTCCAGTCCAGCCTTGTGACTTTCTAGGAGCAGTGGGGGAGTAGAAGGTATTAACTACATTACCAGAAGGATCAAAATAAACTCTGTCTCCACTAGATAGTGTATAGCCTGTTACGTCTGCTGGCATACCTTCTTCAAACTTTGCCCAAGGATTTTGATTCTGTAGCCTAGCCTCAAGAGCATTTATTCTGTCTAGTAAAGATTTCTCAGAAGCAGGCTGCTCCACTTCCCCTCCTTCCGCATACCCTGCAACCGGGGCATTTTGTCGTTGTGGTGGCTGATATATTTTAGGTGTAGGCTTTCTCTGTGTATGTGCTGGAGTTTGAGGAGCAGCAGCCCCAAACTTATTCCCCATTCCTGCTGAAGGAGCGGGGGCTTGGGAACGGCGCTGTGGGGCGTTATACCCTGGGTTGGTTAGTCGTGACATATCTACATATCCCCCTTGTGCAAAGGAAAAAGCCCCACCAAGTTGTTTGCAAGCATCTTCATCTCCAGCAGAACAAGCTGCTTTGAGTGTGTTATATCTAGCCTTCTCAACAGCCTTGTTCATCTCCTCACTGCTTTCACTTTCAGCTACTTTCCATTTAGCAGCATTGCCAACATATGTCTCTTCTCCACTCACCCTACCACTACCAGCAACAGGTTCAAATGGAGGAGCACTAACACCAACACCATTCACCATATTCTTCAACATCTGTGTTTGATTTAACCAAACCTGTCTTTCATTAGCTGTTTGTGCTGCCCTTGCTGCTGCCAAGGCTTTTTTCTCTGCTTCGTGTTGCTCCTTCAAAACATAGTCGTATTTATTCCCAATTTTTTCTAGTTTCTTGCTGGCTGTCTCTGCTGCTTTTCTGTCCCACTTGAATGGCTGTATAGCGGCAGTAGCATCCAACACACCTATTGTTGCTGCCTTGTGTCCACTACCCAAAACCTTGCTCATTGGTTTTTCTCCTTTAGTGTCTTCTCTTTCAGAGCCCTTATCTTACCAATAAGTTTTAGTGTTCCCTGTATTCTGTGCATATCCCCATCCCTATCTAGGTGGAGGAATATAGCCATAGAAGAAGATTCCTCCTTGTCTAGCCATTCTTCAAACTCTTGCCATTGAGGGTGGGTGAAGAGAGCCTTCATTGTGGCATTCCTTGTGGGGGAGCAGCACTAAATCCCTGCTCTCCCGGCATAGGAGCCTGTCCTGTCCCTACATTCCCTCCTCCTGCCCCTGTTGGGTCAGCTGGATTGGCTCCAGGAGGAGGCATTCCCGGAGGGGCTGCTTGCTGTTGCTGCATTTGTCCAGAAAGCATGGCCATTACTTGCGCCATATCGGCATCATTCACTAATTCATCAGGATCAATGTCCATGCTATAAGCCACTTCCTTAATCAGGGTGGGCATCTTGATGAATGGCACAAGGGCAGGGTTTTGTGTAATCTGCATTAGAGCCATTAACCTCTGGCTCCTCACTTCCTTCTGCATTAGGCTATGAACACCATTAGCCTTAACCTCCAAATCCCCATGTATCCCCAATTCCCCCTCATAGAAGGCCATATTCCACTGAAAGAAGGCTTCTCCAAGAGGCTTTAGTAGAAAATCATCTAGGTTGGTGACGACAGTTTTGATATTCTGGCTTGCTGCCCCCATTAACATGGACATTCCGCTTGCTGTACGGGTCATTCCACTAACCCCTGTCTGCCCATGGCTGTATGAAGGCATCCCAGTAGACTCATCCACCAGCTGTCTAAACTTATCAAACATCTGCATGTGTTCTACTGTGGTGGTAGGGAACTTAATCCCGTAAATAGCCTGTCCCGGAACCCCTGTAACACGCTTAAACACCTTCCCGGGGTAGATTTCCATGCTCTCACCGGGGGCTAGGGCATTCTCATCTACATCAAACACCAAATTGCCTGACAGAGCTAGGTTGTCTATGGCCATACGGGCATGTCCATTGAGAACAGCTTGCCCATCCTCCATGTTTTCAGCCACACCAATGCCAAAAATGCTGTATGGGTTGCGTTCATAGGGGAAAATGAGGTAGGGAATACGTGCTGGGATGAATGGATTGGCTATAGCACGTAATACATGGCCATTACACACCCATACATTCACCTGAATCTCCTCCATATCATCCATTCCATCCGCTTCTATACCACTTCCCAGCAAACTATCCTTATCCATCATGCCCCAATACTCCAACACCTCCCATCTGTCATTAACTAGGGTGTTGTTTGCATCATCTGCCTTGATGGAAAGCTCAAAATCTTCGTTAATGTAGTTAGGACCATCAGCAATAGCCATTGAAATATGGTCTGTCTGAAAGAATGGGCGTGATTTTAGGGCTCTCATCTCGCTCTTATTAAGCTTATGCCTCTGTACCACCCATTCACACTCCTCTGTAGAGCGTGCTTCTGGGTCTGGATAGAAGTCCCACAAACTAACCCACTCAATTCTAGGCACTCTGGTAGTGGATGGTACATATTCTCTGCCTCCTCCTTCCCCAATTTCCCACTTGTGAAGGGTTTTGTTGTAATTAAAGGGGCCTTTAATCACACCAGAGCCTAGTAAACAGGCTTCAAACAGGGCAGAACGTAGCTCAACACTACCATTACTCTCATCAATCTGGTCGTGAATAAGCTTTTCCATCTTCCTAGCAGCATCTTTTGCTGGAGAAAGCGTAGGAACTTGTGGATTTAGACTAATCCCTGCCACTAATTCAGCCCCACTCTGCCCTCCTCCCTGCTCTTTCATCTTCTCCATCTCTTTCTGTAGGGCTCCCATCTCCAGAGATAGGTGGGTGGTGCCTGGAGGCAACACTTTTCCATCTCCTTCCCACCCAATCATGTCATACACAGAGGGGGTGGAAGGCCCACTCTCCTCTTCTTCTCCTCCCATAGCAAACATCTCTTCCCCTTCTTCAGCAAAAGAACGTCCTCCCTCAATGTCTGCTGTCTGCCCACTAGCCCCTTTCTCTGAAAGATGAGCATATTCTGCTACACCCTCTGGCACCTTTGTCTCTCTAATACCAATAGGAAAACTACTACCACCAAACACAATCTCCACTAGCTGCCCATAAGCAGCCAACACTTTAGTCTTAGTAATTTTAATAAACACTCTGCTCTTCTCACTCTCCCTGAAACGTATATTCTTCCCATACACTCCTCTATAATTCTGGAAAGCCTTTAACCACCTATCCTCATGTAGCTCCCTATCCTGCTTTGCCTTCTCAAACTTACCTGTAATGTTAGCCACTAGAGAAGAGAAGAAGGGATTGGAGGATTGTTCATTATCTTCAAACTCTCCCTTCACTGTGTCATACAGGCTTAGAGCAGAAGAATTATTATCTACACTGTCTTCATACACAGGGGGAGAAGCCAATAGGCTCCCCTCTCCCTCAATATCCGAATACTTCATCTGCTGGCCTCCATTGATTCTGGAAGTGATGGAATTGCATAGGCTGTTGTAGCTTAGGACGTGACATCACCATATAGCGTAGAGCATCATAGGCATGGTCTTCTGCCTTAGTGTCTACGTCCTCGCTATTAGTGTCTGAAAGAGGAATAGAGAGCAGTTCCCTAATCAAATTGGAGCATGTCCCAAATATCTGTAAATTGGGGCGTCCTAATTCTCCTGTAGGCAATGTTCTTCTTCTTAGCTTCTGGTGTACAGCCACCTTCCCAGCAATTCTATTCTTATCTGCTGGGCGAAGCTTTAGGCTATATGGAGGCTTGTTCAATATCTCTCCAATAGTGGGGCCTGTATACCCTGTCCTATTCCATGCTGCTGTATCCAACACTCCCGGAATACTCCTCTTCTCATCCATCTCCATCATCACTATCTTCTCTGCTAACATCTCTCCTGTAAGCCCTTTCTCATACAGCTCTCTGTATACAATAAGCGTATCATCTGTAGGATCAATGGCAGCCCATAGAACACAGCTGGGAGAAGCATAGCCATAGTCTACAGCCTTTATCCTCGTCCAAGAATGTGGAATCTGAAAAGCATCGACAACATGAACACGCTTATCAAACTCTGGGAAAGCACTTCCTTCATTAACATCCCAATCTCCTTCTAACAGCCTCTTACGCTGAACCTCTGGGAGAGAACGTAACATACGCTCATAATTCCCGTCATTATACAAATAGGGATTGTCTTTCAGGAAAGAAGGAATAAACCTCCTTGTCAATCCATCCCTCCCAATAAACGCTGTCCCAGGAGAAGCTGGAGAAATATAGCGTGCCTTAACCCATTGGTGTCCTACACCCCCTGGGTTAGTGGTGGCTCTCAAATAGCAGGTGATTTCCTTGTCTGTTGTACGAAGGCGGGAGGAAAGGTAGTTCCATGGAAACTCTGTGGCAAGGTGGGTGAGCTCGTCAAACCCAATCCACGAAAAGGCATTTCCTTGGTAGCGATATACGTCAGCATCCCTCTCCAAATATCCAAACTCCACTGTAGCACCAGAAGGAAACACCCATCTCTTCTCAACTTCCTTATACTTACACCCCGGAACAGCTTGGGGATAGAGCTCCCTTGTCTTATCAATAATTTCTCTAAGCTCTGGCATAGACTTACGCAGAATGAGAGCCCTATGCGCTTGTCTATGAATAAAACGTAATGGATCAATTAACAATGCTAGGCTATTATGTGTAACAATGAAATCATTAGTTAGGTATAACCCGTCAACACCACTAACAGTGATACACCTACCTCTAACTACTTCATTCTCTATTACCTCAACTGAAACAACTCTCTTACTAATTTCTATCTCCTTATTCCACACTTTCTTTCTAGGAAGAGAAAACAAATCAGCTGGTTTCCTGCTTTTAATATATAACTCATACGCTAGGCTACACTCAATTACTTCGCCATCACTATCTCTATACTTCCCTAGCTTAGAATATACAGTTACAACACAACCCAATGAACGTAATAAATGTGTCACATCCTCTGACAATTGTTTTGATATAGTTGTATAGTAGCATCCATTCTTATCTGGTGCGCTATACCCATCTGTATCCATCAATCCCCTAACTAGCTCCCACCTATCGCTTAAAGGAGCATATAGATATGAAGGTGGAATAAACTTATCGCTACTCCTCTTTCCTAAGAGTCCATGTAGAGATAATTTTGTTTCTAACCACTTTCTGGTTTGCCCTCTAAACCTAATTGTCTGTCTTTTGTACACCACATCATCCTCATACACATCTAGTGTTTTACGGAGATGTGGTTGATCGTCTTCATGTGCAGAAATTGAAATCTGGTTTGTTGTTATACAGCCATCTCCAAGTAATACGCCAAGTAAATAAGGACTAATTCTATCCTTCTCTCTTGTTGTCGTATTATAAACAACAGGCTGTGTTACAGGGATTAGTGGATTATATCCTTTATCAAGCCATGTACGAAGAGTTCTTGTCTCTACAACTTCCTTACTATACTCTCCACACACTTTCTCCCCATGTCTCTTAACACTTTTTCTAGCTCTCCATGCTTGCCATAAATGATCCTCATGTACATCAACGAACGTTCCATCACTAAATCTTACTCTAGTTGGTGAGTATTGTATCCAAGGATGAAGCTGAATAATCTTCTGTACTCCTCCAGAAGCAGATGAAACCAAATCACCTACTTTAACCTCTTCAATACGCTTCCACCCAAATGGGGTAGAGATTCTGTCGCCTTCTTTAACCACTTTGCCTCCCCCAGCACTTCCACCAAACAACACATCTGTCTCTGGGGTGGAAAGAAACTCTGTCTGTGGTCCATCATTAGGAACAAACACCACCTTCTCATCTATCTTCTTTAGTTCCTCTGCTTCCTTGGTCATTGTTAGTACAGCATACCTATCTTCACTAACTATCCCTGAAGTGGGTTTCCCCTCCACAATATCCTTCATCTTCTTCCCTTCCTTCTTCCTTCTCCTCTCTGCCTTCTCTGCTATAATCTTTAGCTTCCTTTCCTCCATCTTCTTCATCATCATTGCTCTACGTTCAATAGGGGTGAGGGTGCCCTTCCTAACCTTCACTCCCCCTATCTCCCTCTCTTCCTCCACCTTCCCATAAACCACCCTGTCTACAGCAGCCTTATGTTTCCTCTTTGCATATCTCCCATCCTCCACCCCATCTATTCCCCTAGCCTTCCTCTCCTTATCCTTAATTTTATTCCAGGCATTAACTATTGTCTGATACGCACATTTCCTTCCTGTCTTTGCTGAGAAATATTCTGCTGCTTTTCTTGAGGAGAGCTTCTGTTCCCCATACATCTGTACAGCTTCAAAGAACACTTCCTTATGTTTCTCATTGTCTACAGCACTATACCTCAATATCCCATCTTCCCCTCTCTCCTTCTTCATATCAGCGTATACAGGGATTTTCCCTACACGCTTAACTTCCTCTTTCTTATTCTCCTCTTCCATTAGGCATACACCCCTTCTTCAATACTCCTCATATCAATAGGCTTTTTGCTGGGAAGAATAAGAATACCACCAGAATGTGTATGAGAGATGTTGAGCTCTTCCTTCTTCACTATCCCTATCCTATCCAACACTTCCTTAGCAGCCTGTAGCTTTACATTAGCCTGTGGAATAGCCTCATCACTAACCATTATCTCTGCCAATACACCAATAGCCTCTGGAGCCTTTGAGAGCAGGAAGCTCTCTGCTAGCCCCACAATCTCCTTATGCAGGGAACGCATAAGCCCCACCTTATCCTGTCTTCCATACCCTGCCTCCTTCATAGCCTCCTTAATGTTAAAATCATTCCCAACCAAATGCTGGAGAAATAATGTTTGTTTCTCTGTTAATGGCCTATCTCTCTTTGCTGTAAGAGAGGCAATAGCTCTCTCTATCTCACTCTCTGTTGCTAAGGGCATTAGGCTGGACATAATATTCTTCCTTCAGACAATGAACATATTTTATAAATCAAAAGGCAATAGAATGTCTTTGATAGAGGTTAGCAATATGATATTAGCTATATTATATATATTATATATTAGTATATATACATTCTATATGCAGACAGAATGATATAGTTCTAATAATATTCTTATAGCTAATATCCCTCCCCTTTCTCTCTAAGAAAGGGGAAGAATATGTCATCCCAGAATATGTCCATATTACGTTAGGTGGTATATCGAGCAGGATTTGTTAAGGAAACAAACCCCCCAAAACCTTACCCATCTCTATTCCCCTATTCAGAACAGAGACAGTATCACACCGCATAAGCTCGTTTATCCACAGTAGACTGACACCAACCACTATCCAGAACACATTTCCTATTCCCTGTCCTGCCTAGCTGGTCTCTACTGTCTAGGCTCTGTGTTAGAGAGCCTATGGGGTGCCTCTATCACTACACCCCACCTTACGTTACAAAGCCCATTAGCGTCTATTCTCCAATTTCCTTTAGCCCCCTCTGTGTGCCCCTACAACACACATTCTCCTCCCCCCTGTAGTCCCCTATAGCCCCCCTCCCTGTTAACGCCTCTGAGGCCCTCCCAAAGCCATGCAGCCCCATTCATTCCCCTGCCCTCTAATTGACAACTTATTTTTAGCCAATTTTGTATAAGGGGACCATAACCCCCCTCACAGGCCCCCCTGGCCCACGCCCCCCTGCCATGCCCCCTCGCCAGCCGACAGACTATCCCCATTCCAGCATGTTCGCAGCAGATAGCAGCACATTCCCGGGAGATAGCAGCAGATGGGAGCATGATGTGGGCAGATGTTCCACGTGAAACAATCCCCTTGACCAGCAAACACTACCCCCCCAACCATTTACCCCCGTCCGCCCATTGCCCATCAATTGGACTTATACCCCCATAAAAACAATCTGGTTGTTTCGGCCCTTGCTTTGTGGATAATAGGTGGCGTAGGTGGATATGGTGAGATGGATGGATGGGGCGATACCCCCCCCCCCTTAAATCACGGTTTAACAAAGAGAGACACCAAATGAATACTAACCTTACCCTTCCCAGGGTATGGCAGGATGCCATCAATTCCGCCGCGAAAGCGGCGGGCAGCCTGAACGGCCTAATGAGGGAGGCCGCCGACATTTGTGCCCCGGGGCAGGGGCATGCCATCCTCGCCACTCTGACTGAAGTGGCGAGAGAGTACGATGAGAAGGGAATGAAACTCCGGTTGCAGGTGTTACGGAATGCCATGCGGACCACACGCATGGAAACTGACAATGGTATTCGCCAACTCTATCTCGAAAGAGTTGACGGGGAATTGCAGGCGCGGTGGGGAGTTCCTCCCACCCGCAACAGCAAGAAGGCAGAGAAAACTACACTTGAGATGGAACTTCGGCGGATAGTGGACACTTATGGCATGGATGCCGTAATGGCAGGGATTGCTGCACTAGAGTAGCACACCATGGGGCATGGATGCCCCTTTACACTCCAACCGCAAGGGGGGCATAATGCCCCCTTTGTGGCGTTTGGCGTTTGCGGTTTCCGGGAATGGATGCCCCTTAAATCAGTGATTTAAGCATCCTAGATGCCGTGGGTTTCTTAAATCAGTGATTTAAGCTTTCCGCCCCCCCCACCATCCAGCATGGTGGGCGATGATTAACAAATGGGCAGGCATAGGCTTCCAGCCTATTCCGCCAACAATAGCGCAAAGCATACCCACTCCTGATAGATGGTGCTGCGCCAGTGAAGAATACCCGCAAGCGGGCATAGTCTGGCCAATCCGGAGTCGGCGGGGATACACCCCCGTTAAAACATGGGATAGGCGGGAGAAGTTAGTAGCGGGCATATGAATAATGCCAGTGTAATAGCACCTATGCCGATCGGTTCCGCACCATCAAACATGGGAAGCCCTGACAATGCTTCACCACTATGGTTGGAACGGGGAAAAACGATAGGTAATACAATCCACCCCCACCGTAAGCGGCAAACAATAATATGGCAATGTGGCCATATTGATAGAATAGAAATTCTATTAGTATGAAACATATTGCCCCTTGTACAGGAGGATAGCGGGAGATGGAACGATTAGCAGTATGTCCTGCTACGCTATCAATTCCACTCCCGTACAATGGAAAGCATATTTGTTACTAACACTAATAAGTATGCTTTCTCGGCACAGTAGGGCAGCCGTTGATGCCTTACATCAATGGGAGAATCCCCATGGCAATGTATATGATTCAGGCCGCTGTGGCGGCGTCAGTTAAGGCTGCCCACGCTAGTGGTATGTCTTCTGTGTTCTCTGGTGATGTATGGAACGGGGTGAGGGATCACGCCGTGGAGATGATCCAGAAGGGAATGATTCAGTACGGGGAGAAGGGAATGGAAACGTGGAAGGAGGAGAGCGACACGCGGTTTGGTGAGGTGGTGGTGGTCATGGTGAAGGAGGGGACGTTGCCAGAGGATAAGGCGTACAATACCCTCAAGTCAGGGAAGAAGAAGGTAAGGAAGAATGTGTGGATAAATAGCGACGGGGGGTATATTGATCCCCCGAAGGGACCGGAAGCAACAAAGAAGGCTAGGGAAGAAGGGAGTAGTAATATATTTGGTGCCTTCCATAGCGCCAGTAGTGTTGTGGCGGGTGCCATAGAGAAGGGAATAGATATTCAAGGGAAGGGAAAGAGTGAGGTGCAGGCATTGTTGAAGGATGAGAAAGGGAAGGATGAGGAGAAGGACGATGTGGAGGTGGTGGTGCCCGATGAGGTGATGGAACTCGCCCGCCAATTGGTAGAGGCGGGGGGTGGTGACAGGACGTTAATATATACAGCGGTGGGGAGAGCATTGGCCATGGTGGCCACAATTCCAGCGTAATATTCCTAGTAACAATTTCCGCCAAGGATGGCGGGGGAGAAAGAACATGTACACCGGAACCATTAAGCAATGGGGTCATCCAGTGATGGAAGTGACCCTTGATGGGAGCCTTAACAAAATTGAGGCGTATAATTTCATGTTGGACATATACAAGCTGTATGTGTCCATGAAGGGAGATGATGGACCATTGACCTGGGATATTAAGAAGGAGGTGGCAAATGAAGACTAATAGCACATACATTGGCAAGGATGCCAAGCATACCACCTATTCTCCCAAGGTATGGGAGGTGTTGTTGGCGGCTGTAACATATGCCTGCTGCATGGTGTTGGGATTCCTTCTGTTAGCATTCTTAATAATAAAATAGGGGGGAACATGACCATAAACGCCGCTTCCGTAAGGAAGCAAATAGTATCAACAGTGGAATACTTAGGCGGGGAGAAAATATCTTCTGTGGAGTTTGATTCAAACGCCCCGCCCCATGTCACAAAGGATGGGAAGGTGGTGTTGCCTCACCCCCCGTCAACAGGGGGGAAGGAGGCATTGACGCTCTACCGGTATAAGATATACCACGAGATGGGACACATGGTAGCGCCATATCACGAATGGGGAGAAATATTCTCCCGTTGTGAGCGGGAGAAAATGATGGTGGACCAGCGTACCAAATGGATTTGGAATCTTCTGGAAGATAATGCCCAGGAGCGGAATCTTCTGGGCCGATTGGATGGGGTGGACAGGGATTTGTTACTAGGAAGAATGATATTCTCGCAGGAGAGTGTGCCGCCACACCCTGAAAATGAGGTGGCTGAAAAACTTGGTGCTGTATGGCATACAGACATACGGCACCGTAGAGAATGGAATCATCATATGTC